CCCGTTCAAAAAAACCGCATTCTGACGCTGCCAGCGCGGTTTTTGGTGTCTCAAACCGACCGTTGGTCAAAAAACCGCATGACTGTTAAGACGATGACCGAAGCCGAAGCCACCGTTCGTCAATACGCAGCCGACGTGGTGAGCGGCCGAATCCCCGCCGGCAAATGGGTCTACGCAGCGTGCTCGCGCTTCAACCGCGACCTCGAGCGCACCGACATCGTGCTTGAGTGGAACCGCGTCGCCGACGCGTTCGAGTTCATCGGCGGGCTGTCGCTGGTCGGCGAGGCCGACGGCGAACCATTCAAACTGCACCCGTGGCAAGCGTTCATCGTGGCCAACCTCGTCGGCTGGCGCACCGCGGAGGGCCGCCGACGGTTCACGATGGGGATCATTCAAGTGGCCCGCGGCAACGGCAAGACCACCCTCATGGCGGCGCTTGGGTTGTACGACTTCATGAGCGGCGCCGGCAAGCGGGTGCACGTGCTCGCGAACAAAGTCGAGCAAGCGCAAATCCTGGTCGACACCGCACGCACCATGGCGCGTCGGCTCGACGATCCGTCGGTCAAGGTCAAGATGTCCGACTTGACGCGGCCGGATGAAGATTGCGAATTCAACGCATTGACGTCGCGGGAGTCATCGCTTGACGGTCTGAACCCGTCGCTTTGGATCGCCGACGAAGCCGCCGAGTACCGCGGCAGCGTGTTAAACAAACTCATCACGACGGGAATGAAGCGCAAGGAAACGCTCGGCGTCATCATTTCGACGCCCGGCAGCAACACGGAAAGCCATTACGAAACGCTCTGTTCCGGCGCTCGCGCCGTGCTCTCGGGCGAAGCCGAGGACGATGCAACCTTCGCCATGCTCTACGGCATCGACCAAAACGACGACATCGCCGACGAAGCGGCGTGGCCGAAGGCCAACCCCGGCATGCAGTACGGGCAACCGGACGCGGCCAGCATCCGCCGGCTCTACAACACAATGAAGCGTGACCCGGGCCAGCGTTCGGAGTTCTGTCGGTATCACTGCGCTCGGCTCAACGAGGATGTCGGCGGGTGGCTGGAAATGTCGTACTGGCCGACGGCAACCGTGATTGATTGGGCAGAGCAACGAAAGCGGCAAGCGTGGGTCGGCATTGACTTGAGCAAGTCGCTCGACATGTCGGCCGTCGTTGTGGCGATCCCCCAAGAGAACGGCAACATCCTCTTGCGTGGCCACTACTGGTGGCCGCGGGCGAACGTCGCCCAACGCGAACTGGATTACCGCATGCCGATCCGACGCTACGCCGACGAAGGCAAAATAAACTTGACGCCCGGCGCCGAGATCGACCACGAAGCCATTGCGCAGAAGATGGCCGAGATCATCGCAGAATTTGACGTCCAACTGGTCGGCTATGACCGATGGGGAGCGTCGTACCTTGCGCAGCGGCTCGCCGAGTTAGGTGCGCCGATCCAAGCCTATAGCATGGGCTCGAGCACGTTCGCGCCGGGCTGCCAGTTGTTTCAGAACCTTTGGGTTGGTCGCAAGTTGGTCATCGGTGATGACCCCATCTTGCGCCGCGCGTGCGCCGAAGCCATCCCCCGCACAGGCATGAGCGGCTACGTGCGACCTGAGAAGCCGCGTGACCACAGCGCCATCGATCCGCTCGTGGCTTCGATCATGGCCGTGCACTGCTGGGGAGGAAAGCGCAGCAGTTGTTACGAATCCGAAGTTTAGTTCGAGACATGAAGCGGCAAACTTGTCGCAATGCGCAACATGTTGCGCAGTCTGTTGCATCGTTGGTTGGGGCACTGGGGCACGCACGGCGTGATCCTCCCGACGTCGTTTGACGTCGCGGGCATGCCCACGATCACGCCAGGCACGGCGCTCGCGTATACACCCGTATACCGCGCGGCCTCGCTCATCGCCAACGACGTGGCACGCGTGCCGCTCGACGTGAGCGAGCGCACCGCGAACGCGTTGTTGCAGCAACCAAACCGTTGGCAGAACGGCTTCGAGTTTCGTCGAGCGCTTACCATGCAAGCGCTGCTATACGGCAACGCGTTCGCCGTGATCAACCGCACGCTCGGTGGCGAGTTGCTCGAGTTGCTTCCGCTCGACATCGAAAGCGTGTCGCTCGATCTCACAAAGACCGAGCCCGTCTACAAGACACGGCTCTACGGTGACGTGCCGATGTCCTCGATGCTTCACCTGCGAGCCGTCGGGCTCGACGGCTTGTGGGGCGAATCTCCCGTACGTTTGTGCCGCACCTCGTTGCAGATTCTCGCAGCACAAGAGAACTCACAACTTGAGGTCATGAAGAACGCGGGCAACCCGAAGTTGGCGTTCGTTCATCCGGGCCCGCTGAGCGAAGGCGCACGCCAGTCGATCAGCGAGAAGTTCCTACAGCATCACGCGGGCGCTGAGAACGCGGGCAAGCCGCTCGTGCTTGCCGAAGGCATGCGCGTCGAGCGCATCAGCAGCACGCTCGATGACGCTGGCATTGCGGCGGCTCGACGCTACAGCGTTGAGGACGTTTCGCGCATCTATGGCGTTCCGACGTCGTACCTGAGCGAGCACAGTGCGAACGCCTACGGCTCGATGGAATGGCTGTCTCGTATGTACGTGGATGCGTGCCTACAGCACTGGTTCTCGACGTGGGCTGCCGAGATCGTCGCGAAGCTTGCGCCGTTTGGCTCGGCCACGTTCGACGCTGACATGATTTCGCGCCCATCGCTCGCCGAGCAAATGGCAGCGCTCCGCACGGGCGTTGAGTCCGGTGTGATCACGCGCAACGAAGCGCGTGAGTACCTGAACCTCGCTCCGCTCGATGGGCTTGATGATCCAATCCTCGCGAAGAACATGGGCACGGGCGGCGGTCAAACCAACATCGGCGCTGACACCAGCGCGGGGAGCGTCGATGACTTCGCTTGAACGTCGTAGCGTCACCATCGGTGCGCCAGCCGGCCGCACGTTGTCAGGCCTCGCGATTCCGTACGGCAAGTGGTCGCGTGAGATCTCCGAACCGTTCAACCCGCAGTTCCGTGAGCGAATCACCCGCGGCGCGTTTGGCGACCTGGCGGGCGCTGACATCAAACTGCTCTTCAACCACAACGCGAGCGCGTTGCTCGCTCGCACGCGCAGCGGCACGCTCACGCTCAACGACACTGCGAGCGGGCTGCGCTTTACCGCGGATCTCGCCGAGACGAGCGTCGGCAACGACGTTCGTGCGCTGCTCGAGCGCGGAGACCTGAGCGGCGAAATGTCGTTTGGTTTCTACGTCGATCGCGACGAGTGGAACCCACGACGCACCGAACGCACCGTGACCGCGGCTCGACTCGTCGAGCTCAGCGTTGTTGTCGATGCCGCGTACGGCGACAAGACCTCATCGAGCCTGCGGAGTGTTTCCGCGGCTGCCATTGAAGCCGCGGCGCTGCGGCTCGAGATTCACAAGCACAGGATGAAAGACCATGTCTGAAGAGTTGACCAACCTCGAAAACACCGTTCACGAGTACCGCAAGACCCTCGATTCGTTCGCCGCTCGCACTGGTGCAAAGACGCACCACGTTGAGATCCGCGGAAGCGGAGAAGAGCGCGAGAAGATCGCGCGCATCGATGCTGACCTCGACGCTGTCGAGCGCATGAACCAAGACCGCGCCGCGCTTCGCGCAGCGCAAGAGCGCTTGAAGCAACTCGAAGAAGAGCGCTCGCAGCCGCAGTTCCGCGGCGTTGTCGCGCGTGCCGACATCAAGCACGATCTCTCGAGCCCTGAGTACGCGCAGCGTTGGCTTCACGCTGTCGCGCGTGGCGACGCGGCCGAAATGCGCGCGCTCGCAACGAGCACCGCGGGCGCTGGCATTCCGACCGACATGGAGCGCCGCATTGTTGAGAGGATGTACCAGGCGAACGTGCTGCGCTCCATCGCCCCAGTGTCTTCGATCGACTCGAAGCGCACCATCACCGTCGAAGGCGCTCTTCCAGCAACGGCGCTCGTTGCGGAAGCCAATGCGATTACCCCAGCCGATCCCGGATTCGGAACGGCGATTTCCGTGGTGCCTTACAAATACGTGTGCGCTACGCAGATGTCGCAAGAGTTCATCGAAGACGCAATCGGTCAAGGCGGCATCGGCAGCGGACTCGATTGGGTCGCAAGCCGCATCGGTCTTTCGATGGCGCTGAAGATGGAAGAAGCGTACACCATCGGCACCGGATCGAGCCAACCCGAAGGCATTGCGGGTACAGCGGCGCAAACTGCTCTTTCCGGGATTTCTCAGGTGACTGACCTTGGTGGCGCCGCCGTCACCACTGTGACCGCCGACAACGTCATCGATACCGTGCACCTTGTTGCGCCGCAGTACCGCAACTCGCCGCGTTTCCGTTGGCTTCTCTCTGACACGTTCGTTCGCGTCGCTCGCAAGTTGAAGAACAGCGTGACGACTAGCGGCGCCACGGAGTACATTTGGACGCAAGCACCAGCAAACGCACAGACGATGGTGGGCGGCGCTCCCGGCTTGCTCTACGGTGTGCCGTATAGCGTTGGTCAGTACGTTCGTACGGCTACCACCAACAACAACATCTTTGCGGTTATCGGCGATTTCAACTACTTCGAAATCTTCGACCGCACTGGCATGACGTCGCTCGTTGACCCGTATTCTGCGGCAAGCACGCACCAGGTCACCCTCTACACGTACGCACGGACTGATTCGCACATCATGCTTCCTGCGGCGTTCGCTGCGATCACCTGCTAATTTCAGCAGTTCACGAAGCGCTTTTTCTTACCTTGCTCGCGTTGGGGGGAAACCCCCAGCGCGGGTTTCATGGCTGCGACACCCATCCCGATCGACATTCTCAAGACGCGTTTACGCATTGACGTAGACGCCGACGATGTCATTCTTACGACGCTCTGCATCGCAGCCGGCGAAGTGATCGAGCGCGAAACTGGCGTCTCGCTTGCGAGCGAAACGCGTACCGCGAAACTCGACAAGTGGCGTCGCTTCGTGCTGCCAGTTCAGCCAGTGGGGAAGGTCACGTCGGTGACGTACTACAACGGCAGCAACGTGCTCACGACGATGCCAACCGCACATTGGTACGTCGACGACACCGATAGTCTGACGGCGTTGCAGTTCAAGGAAACGCCTGAGATATACGAAGGCACCTATCCGACCGTGACCTACGAGGCAGGCTACGTGCAGGTGCCGCACGCGTTGCAGCAAGCAATCGTCGGTCTCGTCGGCGCGTGGTACGCCAACCCCGATGCAACCTCGGTGGCGTCGCTCGCCGAAGTTCCATTGTCTCTCAAGTACATCTTGAACGCGTACAGCGCGCGTGGGGCGCTACGATGATCGGCAGCGGCCGGCTACGCTTCCCCGCATCGGTTCTCCAACCGAGCGGCACGACTGACGATCTCGGTCAGCGCATCGGCACATTCAACGATCTTACTGCGGCAGCGCCGGGAAACCCGCCGTTGTGGGTGGATCTCCGCACCGACTCGGCAGCCGAGCAACAATACGCCGACGGCGTCGCAACGGTGAGGCGTGCCGAGATCCGATGCCGTTGGAACTCGCTGCAAAAGTGGGGCATTAACGAGACGTTCCGGCTCGTTGTTCGTGGTCGCACGTTCCGTATCGCTGGCATCACGAACCTCGATGAACGCGACATGGTCGCCGTGATCGAAGCCGAGGAGGTTGTATGAGCCTTGAAGCCGCCATCCGCAACATGCTCGACAACACGCCGCAACTCGCCGCGTATCCGATCACGCACGGGTATCGACCGCAACTCAGCACGTTGCCGGCGATCACGTACGAAGTGACCAGCAACGAGCGCAGCGCCGTCGACCTCTACTGGCAAGCCGTCGTCGACGTTCGCGTGATCGCGACCACGACTGACGCGGCGCTTGATATTGCAGCGTTCGTTCCGAGCGCGTGCGATACAGGCACCTACAACGGGCTCGAATTCACCGCGGTGATGTTCGACGGCTACACGATTGACGCGGCCAGCGTCGGCGAAGGCGACGAACAGCAACCCGCCGAAGTCTCGAACACGATCACGATTCACTACAAGGAATAACCCATGGCAGCACTTTCATCGGCGCTCGCGAAATTCAGTTGGGCCGGAACCGAAGTAAACGGGCTCGGCACTGTGTCGATTCAATACGATCAGACAATCATCGACACGACCGACATTGCAACGGGCCCGCGCACGTACATTGTCGGCAACCGCGGCTGCACCGCGACGATCGACATGTTCTATGACCAAGGCAGTACGGCTATGGCTGCAATCGAAACCGCAATCAACAGCGGAAGCGGCAGCGCAACGGCACTGATTACGCTTTCCACTGGCATGACCTACAGCGGCCAAGCGTTTGTTCAATCGTTCAGCGCAACGGCTTCAACAAACGAAGTCATCCGCGCGAACTTCACCATCCAATACACCGGCACGATCACGATCGCATGAGCATTCGAGACGCACTCACTCTCAAGAACTGGAACGGCACGCTCCCGAACGGCGTTGCCGTCGAGCTGCGGCGGCCGTCGGCGCTTGACCTCATCGAGGCGCTCGACGTCTCTACCAAGACGCCTGAGCGGCTTTCCGCG